AGTGTACATATTAATACCTTATTGATTTACCTTTAGAGGGAGTAGTTCCCATGTTTCTTCTAAATCCTGTAAAGCCTTCTAGTTCTTCGTCCTGTAAAGACCTAGCACCAAGAAGATTACTGCGTTTTTTTCTTTCTTGATCTTCAGCTCTACGCTCTGCTGCAAGCTTGTCTTTTTCTGCTTGCTCTTTAGCAGCTTTTTCTGCGGCAATTTGTTCTGCAGATTTCTGAGGCATTTTAGGTTTTGAGAATACTGAACCCATCCGAATCTCCTTGTTCTTTCTCGAAGATGTGCTGATGTCCTTGTCTACGCAATTCACAATAGAGTTGATAGGGTGTAATAATCCACCATTTATTTATTCCAAGAAAGTGTTTCACAAAAGAAACACAATAAAGCCAACGTGGGAAATATATAGCAGACTTAGTTCCTGTTGCATCAACACAAGTGGCATATTCAATTAGAGAACCTACAAGAAGGTCTGAATCATCCTCTTTATAAACATTAAAAACCATACTTTTACTAGCACACTCAGCTTTTAACCAAACTTTTGCTTTGGGATCATAATCTACTATATAGCAGTGGTTAAAGCCCTTACGCCAAAATGTAAACAATCTCCATGTGCCGTAGTTTTGGCTTTCACAAAAACAGACAATCATAAACCAGCAACTCTTCTTCCTCTAGCTAATCTGGCTTTTCTCTGTCTGGACAGAGGTGAGCCAACCCTTTCAACGGTTGTATGGGAAGCGGACTTCCCTAAACCGTACACCACTCTCCGTCCTTCACCACCACCTAATAACGCATACTGTAAAGCGTCATGTATATGTGAGAACCGATTCTTGCTAGGCCGTTCATCATATCTTTCACTGCCCATATTGTAAGTGCGCTTATATTGGTATCCACCTTCAAAACCAGCAATCAAAACTGTGCAGCTAGGGCTAATTTTCATTGATGGGTAGCCATCTGTCATACGATTAAGAACACCCTCAACCGCTTCAACACGCATAACAGCATCATTGCTTGGTGCTGGATAGGCATTTATTCCTGCCGCCCTGAGTATCATAAATGGCGTTTGCTCTGATGTTTGTGCCATCTGATTACCAGCAGGGTCGCCTATAAATTTCAGGGTGTGTTTTTCCCAGTCGTTTCTGCTGATTTCTCGTTTAAGGACTTCTGCAAACCGTCCAGCTCCCATGTCTTGCCCGATGACCTCGTGAAAGACTGTCCAGCGTCCTGAGTGTAGCTGTTGTGTAAAGATTGCCGATGGCGTGCGGCCAAAGTCGATTCCGACAATAACTTCAACCCCATCAATCGGTTCGATTGGCGATGTAGCAACGTGACTTTCCTTTCTAAAGGATTGGTAGACAGCCTTGCCATCCATAAGGGCTTGGTACTGATTTAGCACATAAACCTTAATCCATTGGGGAGTTTTGCCTAAAATTATCTTTTCATAGTAATCTGACTGTATATTTGCTGTATTTTCAGCCTTTTTGTTCTTTTCATAACCTAAAAACTGACCATTTTCGTCTTTTTTCTCTTTCATAGCCCCTTCTTGAGCAAAAAATGTCCAATCATCGGGCTTTACAAGCAAAAGTTTTTCTTCTGAGGCCATATATTCGGGTGCTGGCACTTCACCAGCCATAATTCCCCACCAATGCGTCTCATCTGGGGAGTTTGTATCCATAATTACCCCATACCAGCTAGGACCACCATCTCTCATAGACGGAAAACGACCACAGCGCATGGTGCAAGCATCAACTATAGACTTGGGAAGCTCTCTTGCTTCATTAAGCCAAACACCAGTTAATTCAAGAGATAATAGCTTTTTAACATCCTCTTGCTTGTCTAAAGCCAAAAATATGACTTCACATTCAACAGATGTCTTATCAGGAAGAGAGAAGTTGACAAGATGTGTATACGGAGGAGACCACACAAACTTGCCAACTTCATCCCCGAACCAATCCCTCCACGTCTTAATAGTCGTGGTTTTCAGTTGGGGATTGGTGTTACGAATGACCGCCCATCGTGTTCTGCGTACCCCAGCAGAATTAGGGGCTTGATTGACAGCCTTCCGCATTATTTCCATGCAACACGTTACAGACTTGCCAGAACCAACTGGACCTCGTATTCCACGGACAAACGATTCATCTTTCATAAAAGCCTTGGCTATAGGGCCAGGGGGTTTATAGTCGAGATTCATATTAATAGAACTGTCGTGTTTTCTGCGCCATTTGTCCTTGAGCCAGTAAACGTCTGGTTGCAGCACTCGGTCCTTTTACAGTTTTCTTAGGCTCAATCTTGCTTTGACCTGACATCTGCATTGGCTGATCATCACCGCCAGTATCCATTGGAAACTCTTTGTCCATATTTCTGGCATCTCTGCCATCATAACCAGCACGAATGTTTTCCTGTGCTTGGCGTCCAGCTCTTGATAAAACAACATTACCAGAAGTAGCAGACCTCACCATGTTGCCGCTAGATGACCTGACATAAAAACCACTTGCTCTTCTGCCAACAGCCTTTTGATTAGCAACAGCATCCTCATTGCTTTCATCTATCTGACTGGCACTAGCCTTTTCCATGTCGTCCTCAGCCTCAGCTAAACGAAGCATTGCGGCCTCTTGGTCTTGACGCTGCCTCTTTCTTTTTGCGGCAGCTCTGGATGGTGGTGCATCTGGTGTGCTAGACTGTTCTCCCATAATTAACCTCCTGTGGTAAAAAATATTTTGGCTCTGTTAGGTTATTGAAGTCTATTGCGTGTGCAATTCACCTTCTTATGGATCAGTGCGAGTTTTTTAAGGTCGGTGTTCATCATGGCCTATACGAGCATTGGGACCCATACTAGTCTACGTTGAAGTTTATCTGTACGGCAGTGGACGGAGTGCGCACAACGTCCTGTCTGAATCCTGCCCTGTCCATCAGGTCCTTGGCAGCTTCCAGCCTGACGTACTGAGACTTGCTACCCAGCAACTCACGCATAGTTGCCATCGCTTGTGTGGCGTCCCATCCCAAAGTCATCATTGCCAACTGCTGTCGGTATTCGATAACGTGTTGTTTCTTCAGTGTATTATACGCCCAAGCCTTGTTCCTACCCAGCTGCTGTGCTGCTTCACTGGGGTTGCAACCGTTATGCAAGATAGCATGCACCAGTTCTGCTTGGCTTTCCGTCAGCTTCTCGTTCCCAACTTGTGCAGCAGGAGCATGTTTCTCGATGTCTTCCATCGGAACAATCCCTGCTTTGTACTTCTCTTGTTGTGTAACGTTTGCTTTCGTCATATCCGTAGGCCAATCACTGCGTCTACGGACGATTATACATATCAATCTCAACTAGCTGTCAAGACACATTTTGTAAAAACGGGGCTTTGCCGTCCGTTCGCTTTACAGCGAATGTCCTCATCATAGTTTGCTTTTGGCTTTTTGTATGATGAGGACGTTGACTTTCGACCCCATCGAGGGGTTCGTAAGTCAATCACCTAACGGCCGTTTTTTGCGTCACTAGCAAGTATACAAAATTAAGTTCGGTTGGGTGATTGTCTTCCGTTTCGTTGGCGATCCAGTAGGTCGCCTGCCACTTACACTCCAGACTATCACTAGCTTACCTTAAGCTCGACATTAATTTTGCATGTTGCTAGTGGGCAAAAAGCCGTTGCGTAGGTTCCTCTTCCGCACAACGGCATCGAGCCGTTGCTTGGAATTTGTCTTAACAGACGGTCTAGTTGTCTCGGGCAAGGAATGCCCGAGTGTCGGCGGGGCCGACCCACACACACATTTATTTTTGCGAGATTATACCTGCGGTTTTAAACTACTCTCACCTCTAAGTTGCGACATCCAGCTCGCAAGCTGGTGTCTCACGTAAGAGGCCAACAGGCGTCCGCTAAAGAACCTTGCTACTGCAGGTATGAGTAGCAAGAACCTTAATCTCAAGCACAAAAAAAGCAAGTTTATTTAATTGAGTCGAGACGTAGCTCGACATGGCATCTCTTTTTTTCCGTAAGTCTCGTCTTTAAGCAGGGAAAAAAAGAGATGAGTTGTACTACTTCCTTTCAAGGGGGTGAAACCCCTTTTGCGCTTGCACCTGTTCGAGAGCAGTTTGGGTGGTTCGCAATCACGCAAAAACAAACGTGTGTGTTCTTTTAATTGTCATTCGTAAAGGAGAATATGACATGGGTTATTACAAATCATTACTTACAGATCAACAGGAAGAACTTCGTCTTGCTCAAGTTGATGCAGAATATGATGAGGCCGTTGCCAACGAGCTTGAACAAGCTCTTGCAGATGGTGATGTAGAACGTGCATCACAGTTGGCATCATTAATTGACATTACAATTCAGTAGGAGGCTGATATGACTTTATTTAAAGACTTCAACATTGAAGATGCCATTCGCTTGGAGCTTGATAATTACGACCACGTTAAGTCGTTACTTATCGAGCATGATGAAACCAGTCATCATCATCCATATCTGGTTGAAGAGTTATTGGATTGCATGAACAACCTCATGGGGGCTGGGTTCTACTTGTTAGAGTGGAACAAAGACCAAGCATCCAATTAAGCCAACTTAGGGGTAGGTGATTGTCATCTACCCCATAACGTCAAGGAGAAACAGATGAACGTGCATGTAGAAAACACTTATAAAAGCATGATTGCTTTCTGGTGTAAAAGACAGATTGAAGCCATTGAAAAAAATAACATGGCAGATGCATATGACATACAGACCAACACACTTCCTAAGTGCTGGTCAAAGTATAAAGAAGCACTTGGCAACCGTATCGTAGAGGAGAAGTAGACATGACAGATACAGCTACACAAATCAAATCATTGTCAGACCAACTGGCAGTTCTCAAGGTTCAACAGGCCAAGGAGTTGGCCGGCGACAAGCCAGACCTTCCTCGGCTTGAGGACATCACAACTGACTATCTTGACACGATAGCCAAGCGTCTACGCACAGACACCTTTGAGGAGACTGCCAAGACATACCATGATGCATGGCAGGATCACTACTATCATCTCGAGTTGTCACGGCTGATGTTCGCTGGCGAACATGACCTCACTGTCCCACAGAAGATGTGCGACAGTCAGCTCCGCAACTTTGAGTATGAGATGGAGCAGCTTGTCGAGTATGGTGACAGGGTTGGTCACTCTATCAAGGAAGCCGTTATCCTTGAGGAGATTTCACAGCTTGCATACGATGACCTCACTGACAAACAGCAGCAGCTTCGCAGTCAGTGGCTAAACTACTACAATATGCACCATGTGCTATTGCATCGTGTACGTCCTGAGATTGAGAGACGTACTGGTTACACTATGGGTGCTTACAAGTCTCGTGACCATCTGGCATCAGAGGCCAAAGCCAAGAAGTGGCGGCCAAAGAACAGACGAGTCAACATGGACACATGGTTGCTGATGTCCAAGTCCGAGCAGGACGCATACGTCAAGCAACACTGCACTCAACTCTAACACATCACACGATGGAAGCTATGGACTTCTCGTCCTGGCTTCCATCATATCCTACACACAGCGTTCAACTACCCACATGGGCTTGTTGACGCCTCAGACTCGGAGGAACTCATGTTCAAAACAAACTTCAAGAAACACATCAAACGTGGAGCAATCAAAGGCTACAGCAACTATGAAAGATTTCGTATGTTTGCTGGTGCAGCAGAGCTTATGTATCTCAATCCATCACACAAACGTATTGAGCAAATCAAAGCATACTCTAACAATCTGATGAAGTCAGACTACACTGATCACGATGTAAAAACAAAAGCAAGAATGCTACGTTCAGAATGCGAAAGCCAACAGATGTTGAAAGATTTATTATCTAAATATTCCCGACTCAGAACGGAGGGCATCTTATGATATTCTACATCATCGCTGGTATATTTTCAGCACTGGCTATCCTATTTTTATTAGCCAAATTCGATTTCAAAAAAGTTCTTTGGCTTGACATACCGATTGACATAGCCTCAACTGTCTTACTGGTCGCCATGTTTGCTGGCACATTTGCCGGCATGATGGCAGCAGTGATAGGGGGGTGCATAATTTCAGTCACACTTTACACTGTCAAAAAACTCAAAGGATATAAGAAGCCAATAAGAAAAGGTTTACGATATCAATGGGTTAACCAAAGATAACAACATGGAGATTGAGGTACTCACCGTCAGCTGCAGCAAGGTCGTTAGTAGTGCCACAGAGGGTCAGGTAACGTGATACCCTCACCAACCTAAACATAGCAAACGTAAGGAGAATACAGCTATGAATATTGCACAAATCACAGTATCAGGTAACGTGGGTGCAGACCCAGAGATTCGTGATGTCAACGGCACTAAGGTTGCTAACCTGTCCGTTGCTGTCAACGAAGGATACACCAACAAGCAGGGTGAGAAGGTGGAGAAGACCCACTGGTATCGCCTCGAAGCTTGGGACGGTAGCAATGGCAAAGGCCTCGTGTCATCTGTCATTGAGCCGTATGTGAAGAAGGGCATTACCGTCTTTGCTCAAGGCTTCCCAATCATTGAGGAGTATGAGAAAGATGGCGTGACACATCGTTCATTCAAAGTTAAACTTGCAGGCGCAGGGTCTACCTTCCGTCTTGCGGGGAAGGCTTCGGCTGAGGGTGGCTCTGCACCAAAGAACGACATACCATTTGACGACATTCCAATCTAGGTCTCCAACAGTAGACACCTCTACTGCCTAGGTTGGAGTACTGTGGCTAACAGTATCGGCCTGTGTTGTTTCGTTCACAGGGTTAGCTACACAACAAGGTAGCCTCATCGCTTAACTGGTTTGCTCTGCTAAAGTTACGGTTAAGTGGTGGGGCTATTTTTGTGAAATATTCACAGGAGGTTCACATGCCAACAATGGAAACAGTAATCGACCCTAAAAAAGAAACAGTCGAAGTCGTCAAGTATGACTATTTCAATGGTGACTTCAGTGACTACAGAAAAATTATTGAAGCACAAATACTTACATTTGTACGCCTCTACGACAATGGAGACGGTGTGTATCTGGATGATGAAGGTTTATATGCTGAGAATCAACACTTCTGGATGCACAGAAATTATCCGCAACCACTTGTAAACATTGGTGTTTTTATTGGTACAGACCCAGAAGGTGAGACAGTTGTGCCTCAAACACCTTACCCGCAGCTTAAAAAAGATGTACGATTTATAGGTTCAAGATATGAGGTTGCACTAGCAACAAGAGTACACGGTCATCTTATTGATACGGAGAATGGTTATGAGGACTACAGACCAATATTCTTTCAATGATCAGCCCGGCATTGCTGTATTTATTGCAGAGGGCGTTGAGCAAGCCAAAAGCCAAGAAGAGTTTATAGCTGCGTGGCAATACCTGTACGACTCAGGTATGTACCTACGCCTCCAAGGTTGGTTTGGTAGACGCATACAAGACATGATAAGAGAGGGCATACTCGATGCTTGATATATTTGTAGAATGCTCAAAGTGTGGCGGTGAAGGCCGCCTCGAATATGAAGTCCCAGTCATTGACTATGAACGTGGAGGCTACCTCAAAGGAGAATGGGGTGAGTGCGATGAGTGTCATGGTCTGGGTGAAGTACAAAAGAATGAGGAGTAAACATGATCAACAGACTAAGACAAATAGGATTCGTCAACATCAAGACGAGATGGATTGGGTGGTTCGTCACTGTTCACCTAACATTGTCGTTTACCATCCTGTTATTGATGATAGGCATGGGCATCAATCCGACCCTTTTGGTTTCAGTGATTGGTGCGCCCCTGTGGATTGGCGTTGCGTTCGCTTCAAAGACACTGACTGACAAAATCATGGAGGACTAAATGTTTGATAAAATTAAGATTCGTAAAGGTATTCCAGTGCCGCCAAAGCACTCGCATACTCATCTTGGAGTAGTCGCAGACAAAATGAAAGTTGGTGACTGCGTTGAAGTTGATAAGGATCAGGTAGTAAGGATGTGTCAATGCATTCGCAGAAGATACGGAAATAGTTCTGCTACTATGCGAAAGCTAAGTGATGACACATGGCGTGTATGGAGGAACAAATGACAAGAATGTATCATAGGTCTCAGGTCTCAATGGAAGTAACCAAGGTAACATTGGATGCTGGAGAAGAAGACCAGATTCTTATCCAATTTTGGCAAGGATCAAATAACTACCACACAGTTTATCTTTACCCACAAGAGGGCAAAAAATTTGAACTGTTTAGTGGTATAGAGTTCAAAGATGAAACTATTCTTATGGAGCAAGTAGCTAAAGAAACGGAGGAAGTAGATGCAGACGCAAATTGAACTAAAGGAGCTGAAGCACTCCCCTAATAACGTGCGTAAGGTCAAGCCCAGTGACTCTGGGTTCAAAGCCCTATGCGCCTCAATCCAGTCTTGTGGTTTGTTGCACAACCTTGTCGTAACTCCCAACGGCAAGGGCTATGTCGTTATCGATGGCAACAGACGCCTCGATGCTCTCAAGACTATCTACAAAGGTAAAGGTACGACACCTGTCAACTGTATCGTTCTTGATGAAGACAGTGCAGAAGTTGGCCTCCATGCCAATATGATTCGTGAAGACATGCATCCACTCGATGAATGTGATGTTATCATGGCGTTGTGCAACGATGGTCAGGAGGACTTTGACACTGTTGCTGCACGTTTCGGTCAAACCAAACGGTGGGTAGAACAGCGTATAAGCCTCTCTGAGCTGTCTGATAACGCTAAAGCTATGTTTCGTAACGGTGACTTTACTATGGGTGCTGCACAAGCTCTGACGCTTGGTACAAAGGAGAAACAGGACGAGTTTCTGGCAGACAATACACATTTTCATCCAGAGTCAGTCAGAAGAGCTATGCTATCAGCCAAGATTCCTATGAGTGCTGCACTGTTTGATACTGAAAGACATCGCAGTAGCCTCGGTATCGAAGCTGACTTGTTCGGTGATGAAGAGTTCATTACCAACCGTGAAGCATTCGACAAACTACAAGAAGAGCATATCTTCAATGTATGTCAGGATTATCGTCAGCAAGGCTACTATGATGTTGTCTATGCTAAAGACCAGTATCACTGGGACATGCCAGAACTCAGAGGATGCCTCTCTGTCTACAATGAAGAAGACTATGACATATCAGAGATGATTATGGTTGTGACGTACAACACTATGCGTTACGCACTTGATACACATCTCATGGTACTCAGAGACATCAAGGAAGACACCGAAGCCAAGAAAGAAATGGAAGAAGCAGAACAGAGTATTACGCCTCTTACATTCTCCAATCCACAAAAGGATTTGGTTTATTCTTACTTTGCTGATGCAACACTTCGTGAGATGTGGTCAACAAACAAGATAGACAAAGTAAAGTTCTTCAAAGCTTTGCTATGTCATCGCAAACTTGGCTACACATACAATCATGTCAATCGTATTGGTCATGTGTATTGTGACTCACAAAGAATCTTCCCAGCAGAAGGAGAGCCAAATGGCTACACTAGTTTACCTAATGAAGATGTTATCGGTAGGCACATCGCAGCTTGTGAATCTGCTTATGAAAGTGACAATATTACTCCACTTATGTACTGCTACAATCTCTCAGCTAAAGAGCTTGACGAGCTGTTTGTGGCGTGTTGTCTGCGTGGTTTATCAATCTATGACTTCAGGTCTGAATCGATGGAAGCCTTCAACGAAAAGATTAACCTACAAAACTGGTTCAAGCCAGACACAACGTGGGTCAACAAGTGGAAGGTCAACCAGCTAGACCAGATGGAAGAGTGGCTCTTTGGTAACGCTAAAAGCGGCACTAAGTCATCTCGTGTTCAGAAGATTACTGAAGCCCTTTCTGAAGGACGCTTTGATCCGTTTGGAACTTGGCCCCCCAATGAGCAATCAGAGTAGACTCAGCTACTCCATCCTCACATTTTAACTTCCATTGGCTTGAGGCATGCGGATACAGTTTTGTTGCTATGCCTCTTGCCATATCTTTATCAGCAGGCACACAGAGGTCTTTCTTCCATTGGCGAGCAGTGACCTCTGTATGCTTGATGCCTAATGCAATAATCAAGCCAAGGTAAATACCGTAGCCAAAACCAGTACGAAACGTACTAGCTACACCTTGCCTCGGCATTGCTTGTTGCTTCTCAATGTAAATGTGGTCTGGGTCATGCTTCATCAGCAATGACACAATTTCGCCTACGTTGAGATAATTTTTTTTCTGAACTTTAATGACAGGTGTTCGTATCGCTAAAACAACATCGTTGTGTAGAAACGCTATGCCTCCTGTAAGGCCAGGGTCAATCCCGCATATCATGTTTCGCCTCCAGCTTAATCTCGCATCCAAGGGCTTCTGCCCAGCAGTATGCATTAAACAATGTTGGCTTTCTATTACCCATTTCCCATTTTGCACAGAGTCCCGTTGCGACTCCAATCTTTTGGTCAACATCAGGCTGGGTCAAGCCAAGTTGATAACGCCTCAACTGAAACTGCTTGATTAAGTCAGAGGTAAATTCTGATTCGCTCATTCACTTCACCTGTTATTCAAGCCAATAATATGTTAATGTGAATTGTCATGCAAGGAGGAGACACATGGCACTTACCCGAAAAGACTATCGGTGGCTTGCTGCCGAGATATCACCCCTTGTTCAAAACAAGGAATTATTCTTCATCAAAGTAAGGAGACATGCCAACACAAACTTCAATCCCTACAAATTCCGTGATGCAATGGAAGATGCATGGGCGGATCAACAAGCCGAAGAATGCGGGCCTGACTTATATAAGCAGGCCGATTACAGAGGAGATTAATATGTCTGAAGAAAAAGATATACCAATACCAGATTGTGAACATGAGTGTGGATACAGTGAAATCAAAAACGGTGAATGCGAATGCTACAACCGTGAGATGGACAAACTTGAGGAGCAAGCACCATGTTGACAGAAGCACAACTTAAAGAACGAGGTACATACATTGGCTCATCAGATGCTAAAGTTATCGCCTCTGGTGATATTGAGCAGTGGCAAACACTAGCCGCACAGAAACGTGGTGAGGAAACATTCAAGCCCAGCAAGCAAGTCCAGCTTATGATGGACGCTGGCTCTCACATGGAATCATTCATCATCGACAAATGGGTAGAACAGGAGGCACAAAATGTCTGCATGGAAGGGGCTGGCAAAACTAATCTTATTGGCGGCGTCCCTTTGCATTCTACCTTTGATGCTTGTATTACTGGTTCTCTTGCTCCTGTGGAAGTTAAAACTCATTTTGGTTTCAAAGACATGGACGAACTATGTGAGTTATATGCGCCACAATGTCAGCACCATATGCTCGTGGCTGGTCGCAACGTCTG